TTCATCCAGATTACTTTGCTGAGGTACTCTACAAGCTAGGTGAGTTCTTTAACTTTGCCTACATCATCGTGGAGAACAACAGTCACGGTATCTTAACGTGTACCCGTCTTGGTAAAGACATGGCTTACCCCAACTTCTACACAGAAGTGCAGGTAGACAAGCTAACAGACAAAGAGACCATTAAGTTGGGCTTTACTACCACTGCCAAGACAAAACCCCTGATTATTGATGAACTCAGGGCCTCAGTTCGAGAGGGAACTATCGAACTAAACGATAAGGTCACTATCCGAGAGATGCTTACTTACATCGTCACCCAAAGCGGGGGCATGGAAGCTGAAGCCGGGTGTTTCGATGACTGCGTAATGTCTTTGGCCCTAGCAAACCACATACATGAGGGTGCTTGGGAGCCAATAGAGGCAGTCGATGATTATTACATTGAGATGGTTTAGACATGAAATCAAAAGAAGAATACCAAGCCATTGATGACGAAAAGATCGTATCAATCGTAGACACCAACCTTCGCCGTTCCATAGGCTACTACGACAGCGAGTTATCAAAAGAGCGCCGCAAGGTTATGGACTACTACAGCGCCTCACTGCCACGCCCAGCGCACGATGGTAACAGCAAGTATGTCAGCCAAGATGTGTATGACGCAGTAGAGAGCATGAAGGCTGCACTTCTGGAAACCTTCAGCACAGGCAACAAGACCCTACGCTTTACACCGCAAGGTGCCGAAGATGTACCAATGGCAGAAGTCTGCACAGAGTACACAGACTATGTGCTGCACCGTCAGAACAACCTCTTCGAGACAATGCAGACAGTCATACATGATGGTCTCATAGCTCGTGCTGGTATCTGTAAGGTCTACTGGTCCAAGCAGTCTGAGAGCCACATCGAAGCAGTAGAAGACTTGACTGAGGATGAGCTGGACGCACTACTTGCCCAAGACAACGTAGAGATCGAAGAGATCGTTGAGGATGAGTATGGTATCTCCAGCGGTGAGCTGCGTGTGTATCGTGATACATCCCAAGTCAAAGTAGAGGCTATCGCTCCCGAAGAGTTCCTCATTGAACCACAAGCCAAGTCTCTTGATACTGTCAGCTTCTGTGCACACCGTACCAAGAAGTCTATCTCTGACCTCATTGAGATGGGCTATGATGAAGACGTAGTAGCTAAGATCTCTGACAACGAAGACACAGACTTCGACAATGACCCAGAGATACTATCGCGCTTTGATGACATTGGTGCAGACCGTGGCTTCAACGACAAAGGCTACCAGCGCCAGACACGGCAGGTAACTGTAGTCGAGGCCTACATTGAGCTGGATGTAGAGGGCACAGGTACAGCCGATCTGTACCGTGTAGTCAAAGCATCAAACATTCTACTAGAGAAAGAGATGGTCAGCCGCCGCCCCTTCGTGGCTTTTGTACCTCTGCCGATCCCACATGCTTTCCACGGCAACAACTTTGCTGACAAGCTCGTGGGTATCCAGAATGCTCGTACAGTTCTGACACGCTCCATCCTCGACCACGCTATGGTCACAAACAACCCACGCTACACTGTAGTCAAAGGTGGACTTACGAACCCTCGTGAGCTTATCGACAATCGTGTTGGTGGTATCGTCAACGTCACAAGACCTGATGCTATCTCTCCGATGCAGCAGGCCTCTCTGAACCCGTTTGTATTCCAGACCATTCAGATGCTTGACGAAGACAAAGAGGATACTTCTGGTGTGTCTCGCCTATCGCAGGGCCTCAACAAGGATGCCATAAGCAAGCAGAACTCAGCTGCTATGGTTGAACAGTTGGCTACTATGAGTCAGCAGCGCCAGAAGATCATCGCCCGTAACTTCGCCAACAACTTCTTGAAGCCCCTGTTTACTCTTGTCTACCAGCTAGTCGTAGAGAACGAGAGCGAAGAGAAGATCGTAGAGTTGGCTGGTCGTTATGTGCAGATCAACCCTGCCCAGTGGACTGACAAGCGAGATGTGCAAGTCGAGTTCCACCTTGGCTATGGCGACCAAGAGACCATGGTACAGAAGTACCTGGCTTTCCACACCCTCTTCTCACAAGACCCAACACTGGGTCAGATGTATGGCCCCGACAAGAAGTTCAAGATGTTGGCTGCTGTACTTGAGAAGTCTGGTATCAAGAATGTTGCTGACTTCCTTACAGACCCAGCACAGATACCTCCACCGCAGCCTGATCCAGCACAGCAGATGCAAATGCAGATGGCTCAGAAGCAGCTAGAAATTCAGGAACGTCAGACAGTCGTGTCAGAGATGAAGGCACAGTTTGACGCTGAAATTGCGAAGATGAAGCTACAGATGCAGCAGATGCAATCACAAGCAGACTTCGCACTTAAATCGGACAAGATGGATCTCCAAGAGAGTCAGCAAGAGCACAAAGAATACGTCAACCTCGAAGAACTTGAGATTGCGCGTCGTGCTGAAGATGTCCGAGCAATCGCAAGCCCTAACGGGTAAACCAATAGGATAACCTATGCCTACACAAGAAGAGCAACTTGTGGTGGCTGGAGATGAAGCGGAGGCGCTACTTGGTGCCTCTGCATTCACCTCTGTCATCAACGAACTTGTCGAACAGACCTTCCAAACCTTTGTCAACACACCGCCAGAGGACCGGGAGAAACGTGAGCAAGCCTATAGCCACTATCGCGCATTAGTAGACGTGGTGAACACCCTTAAACAAAGAGTGGAAGTGCGTAACAGCATCCACGAAGCAGCAAATGGCGACAACAGCCAAGAGGATCAGTAGCACCATGGATAACGTGCAAGATACTAACTCTGAGCCCCGTGCATTAGATATTGATGACGCGGCAGAAGCAATCTTAGGTCGATGGGAGGACGGTGAAAGCCTATCCGAAGTCGAAGACAAGGATGCAACATCCGAAGACCTCGAAGAGACAGAGGTTGAAGAGGATGAACTAGAAGACGAAGATGACGATACAGACATCGAAGAAGACCTTGAAGACCCTGAAGAGGACGAAGCTGAAGACACAGATGAAGACGAAGATGAGGCCGAAGAAGATGACGATGATGAGGACGATGAGCCTCTGACAGCTTCTGACGATCAGATCGTGGACATCTCAGTCAACGGTGAGACTAAGCAGGTATCTGTAAAGGACTTGAAGCGACTGTACGGACAAGAGGCGTCTTTAACCAAAAAGTCTCAAGACTTAGCAGCCCAGCGCAAGGCAACAGACGAAAGTCTAGCCCAGACGCATCTGTCTTATCAGAAGTTAATGGAACGGGCAGAGGAACGGTACAAGCCATACGCTGACATAGATATGTTGGTGGCCTCACGGCAGATGGACCCCGAGACCTTTGCACAGTTCAGACAGGACGCAAAGCAAGCAGAAGATGACCTAAAGTTCCTCAAAGAGGAGAGTGGGCAACTTCTGACAGGTATGCAGCAGCAGAACCAAGAAGCAGTCAAAGTAGCAGCTCAAGAGTGCATCAAAGTGCTTGAAGAAAATCTACCAGACTGGGGTGATGAACTGTACGGAGAGATCCGCACCTACGCTGTGCAGTCAGGTCTGCCTCAAGAACAGGTTGATCAGTACACTGACCCACAAGTCATAATGCTTATCAACAAAGCTCGACTCTATGACCAATCAAAACAGTCAGCTGAAAGCAAGAAAGCTAAAGCCACACTGAAGAAGTCAAAGAGCGGAAAGACCAAGGTCTTGAGTTCCAAGAAGTCCCCACCCTCTAGCAAAGCTATACAGGCCAAGCGCAAGCAAAAGGCCATGGCAGAGCTGAGTAGTGCAAAGGACTTAGACGATATTGCAGAAGCTCTAATGAGCCGCTGGGAGAACTAGGTTTTAACCTTGTCAAATCCCAAATAATCTAAGGACTATAATACGATGGCTACTTATACCACATACGATCAGGTCGGTAAGAAGGAAGACGTTTCCGACATCATCACTTCCATTTCGCCGTTTTCTACGCCCTGCCAAAGCATGTTCAAGAACGAGAAAGTATCCGCACGGACCTTCTCATTCCTCGAAGACGCATTGGCTGACAGTCAGGCAAACGCCGCAATCGAGGGTGCAGACGCTTCAATGCTGACACTCACAGATGCAACAGAGCGTACCCAGAACACCCAAATCTTGACCAAGGCATTCCAAGTATCTGCAACAGCAGACGCAGTTGCCACTTATGGCCGGGCCAAGGAAACTGGGCTGCAGCTCGCCAAAAAACTCAAAGAAATCAAGAAAGACTATGAACGTGCCATGGTCGGTGTTGAGCAAGCAGCAGTAGCTGGTTCAGCCTCTGTAGCTCGTCAGATGACTTCTATCTTGAACCAAATTTCTACAACTGTAGATGCAGGAGCGGGATCTACCGATCCGCTTACCGAAGCCAAGTTGCTGGAAGCTGGTGAAACAGCCTACAACAACGGCTCAGAGCCAGACACCTTCATGATCAAGCCCGGTGACGCACAAATCGTTGCTGGCTTCTCAGCAGCATCTGGTCGTAACCGTGAGATTGCTCAAGGCAAGACATTGGTCAATGCTATCGACCTCTATGTGTCTCCATATGGCGAATACCGTGTTGTGCTCAACCGTGAGCTGAAGACAACACACGCTCTCTTGATCGATCCTACCATGTTCAAGACATGCACATTGCGTCCATTTACACGCACACTCCTTGCCAAGAACGGTGACTCAGATCGTCACCACATCGTGGGCGAGGTCTCCTGTAAGCACACTAACTTTGGCGACTCTGTAGCAATCACAGGCTTGTCATAACGATACTATAGACCACTAGGTCTCTAGTTGGCCCACTCTTTAAGCACATAGGTTTTGCTCTCCTTACTGTGTGTTTATTGGGTGGGCCTTTTGTATTCTCAAGGAGGCGAAGGACGCTCTTTTGACCGATACATCTAACGAACAGCCTAACCTCATCCAGTCCAACACAGACTTCATAATGGACGCAGGCTCACTTGTGCGTAAGCACACACAGACAATTTCCCAAGCATTCCTAGACGATCTCAAAGACGCTCGAAACGATAGTACCTCGAAGCCTATGGGTGAGTTCCACAGGATTGCTTCTATTCCAACAGTAGTGGCTGAGAAGTGGCTCCGCGAAGGCTTTGACCTCTGGGAAGCTACAGGCGAACAAATTGTACGCAAGCTACAAACAGAAGACATGGGTGCCTTCATGGCAACGGAGAAGCGCATCTGATGGCCACTCCACGCAAAGGCAAGGCAAGAGTTAAAGTCACAGCCAGTGGAAAGAAAGTCTCATACGGACAGGCTGGCAAAGCAAAAGACGGTGGCTCTCGTGTACGCGCAGGCACATCCAAAGGTGATGCTTACTGTGCTCGATCAGCAGCTCAAAAGAAGAAGTTTCCCAAGGCGGCTAAAGACCCCAACTCCCCCCTCAACCTATCTCGTAAACGCTGGAAATGCTCTGGCACCAAGTCAAAGAGGACGTAGCAAATGTATAAGAGCGGAAAGTTTAAGCCATGTAAGGGCTGCACAACACCAATGACATGCGGAAAGTTTGGCTGTCAGAAGGAGGCCAACAGCTAATGGGCCTCTATGACAACATCCACAAGCGCAGAGAGAGCGGTAAGCCCATGCGCAAAAAGGGTGCCAAGGGCGCACCCACTGATGCTGCTTTCGCCAAAGCTAAACTTACAGCCAAGAAGCCAAAGCCCAAAGCAAAGCCAAAGGCTAAGAAGAGGACTACCTAAATGAACAAAGGTCAAATCAGGAGCCACTTTAAGGCTCTCCTAAACCGCAGCGACTGTAGCGATGCTTTGGCCGATACCTTCATCGATCAGGCCCTCACTCGCATCCAGCGTGTACTGCGTATTCCCAGCATGGAGAAGCAGCAGTCCTACTCAATTACTTCTGGATCACCACTGACACAGGTAGTCATACCATCGAACCTGCTAGAGATCATTGACCTCCAGTATGATGGTGTGTCTCTTCTGCGAGTTCCTCTGCATGAGATGGCCGCTGCGCTAAAGACAGGGGCTACTGGCAGTCCACAATACTTTAGCCGTGAGCGTGAGGTCATCAAGGTCTCACCAAACCCAACCTCTGGCATCATCTACCTCAACTACTATGGAGAGTTCGATGCTCTTACGTCTGACGTTAGTACAAATGTAATAACTAACATTGCATCTGACCTACTGACTTACACGGCTCTAAGCTATGCCTCTGATTACTTTCTTGATGAGCGTGGTCCTCTGTTTGACACCAAGTCAGGCCAGTTTCTCCTTGAGCTGCAAGACCAAGCGAACTCCGCTGAAACCTCTGGCATGGCCCAAGTCATGCGTCCCACCAGTACATACACAGATTGAGGTAAGCCATGGCATCATCATCATTCTACAGTGGTTCCTCACAGGACGCTACGAACGTAAACGCAATCGAAGACAGTAAGAACGCTGCCGCACTCTCTGAAGCTGCTGCTGCTACCTCTGCTGCCGCCTCCGCAACCTCTGCAACTGCCGCTGCCAACTCTGCACTTGTAGCTGAAGGTCACAAGAACGCCATCACAGGGCTAACAACCACTACAGGTGCAGTAGGCTCTGACGTAACTTACAATAGTACAACTGGTGTTCTGTCAGTACCTAGAGGCGCGACAGGAGCTACAGGCCCTCAAGGAGCCACAGGCGCACAAGGAGCTACAGGTGCCACGGGTGCCACAGGAGCTACTGGGCCTGCAAGCACTGTAGCTGGTCCCACAGGCCCACAGGGGCCCCAAGGTGCTACAGGTGCCACAGGCGCTACAGGTGCTACAGGAGCTGACAGTACAGTGGTGGGGCCAACAGGGCCACAGGGGCCTCAAGGTGCTACAGGTGCCCAAGGTGCTACAGGCCCTCAAGGGGATACAGGTCCACAGGGGGCTACAGGTGCTACAGGTCCACAGGGGCCAGCTGGTTCTGGGACTGGTGATCTCCTTGCAGCCAGTAACTTGAGTGATCTTGCAGATGCAGCGACAGCACGGGTCAACTTAGGCATCAACACCAACTTCTATACTAAAACACAGAGTGACACACGCTTTGCAGGCGCAGATGACGCGCTTGCTCTTGCGATTGCTCTAGGCTGATTGAGGGATAACCAATGGCTAATACTTTTAAGAATGCTATCAGCGCAGCGGTAGGTACATCACAGACTAGTGTGTACACAGTTCCCAGCGCAACAACCACCACTTGCATCGGCTTAACCGTTGCGAACCGCACCGCATCTAGCATCACAGTCGATGTAGAAGTCACAGACACTTCAGCCTCTACAAGTGTATTCCTAGTGAAGGGCGCTGCTGTGCCTGCTGGAGGCGCACTGGTCCCAATCGGTGGAGACCAAAAGGTAGTCTTGGAGACTACAGACATCATCAAAGTCACAAGCAGCGCAGCCTCATCGGCAGACGTTATTGTGTCCGTTTTAGAACAATCGTAGGGGGCACATAGATGGCTTATATTGGTAATCCACCAGCACCACAGAACATTACTTCCTCTGAGATAACAGATGGCACAATCGTCAACGTAGACATTGCATCTAATGCGGCTATTGCTGCTACCAAGATTGCTGGTCTCGCTACAGTTGCTACTACAGGCGCTTATTCTGATGTCACAGGTACACCGACCTTAGCTACAGTGGCAACCACAGGTGCTTACAGTGATCTATCAGGTACACCCAGCCTTGTGGCCTCCCTCGCTGACCTTGGCGTCACTGCATCAGCGGCAGACCTAAACACGACTGATGTAACCACCCTTGGCACCGTTGAGGCGTCTAAGGTTGTCACTGCGGATGCGAATGGAGATGTTAAGTTTCCTGATGGTGACAAAGCCATCTTTGGTGCTGGGTCTGACTTACAGATTTATCATGATGGGTCTAATAGCATTATTAAAGATAACGGCACTGGTGACTTAATTTTACAAGCTTCAGACCAAGTTAAAATTCAAACCATTACTGGCGAAACAATGGTTTCTACAAATGAGAACAATGCTGTTGTTCTTTACTACGACAACGGTTCCAAACTCGCCACTACCAGCACAGGTATTAATGTAACAGGTACTTTAGAGGGTGACAAAATTAGTGTAGCCCATGCTGGCGGCGGTGATTTTATAGGCGTGTTCCAAAACACTACATCCGCAACACCTTATGGAGTGCATATAAAAGATGCGGCTTCTAGCGCAAATGGGTATCCGCTTTTTCAAGTAACTAATAGTGCAGGGTCTTCTCCATATTTATTAGTTCATTCCGGTACAGGTAATGTCAGCACTGCAAACGAACTAAAAGCAGGCAGCTACAATGAGACCTACGCAGCCCTCTCTGGTACATCCCCAGCGGTCAACTGCCACAATGGTAACGCCTTCAGCCTAGTGCTCTCTGGTGCCACCACGTTCACATTCAGCAACCCACCTGCAAGCGGAACAGCCTACTCGTTTAGCATTGAGATCATCCAAGACAGCGGTGCCTCTGGTCACACAGTGACATGGCCTAGCTCAGTAGACTGGCCCAGCGCAACTGCACCAACTCTCACAGCTACAGCCTCAGCCAAGGACATCTTCGTGTTCACTACTCGTGACGGTGGAACTAACTGGTATGGGTTCACTGCTGGTCAAGCACTCGCATAAGGAGCGCACATAATGGCTACTAAGAAAAAGATGCTCCAAGCCGCTGCGGGTCAAGCTGGTGGTGCTGGTGGTGGTGGACTTGATATTGATGAGGTGTTCTCAACGTATCTCTATGAGGGTACAGGCTCTGCACGGACGATCACCAACGGCATTGACCTAAGTGGTGAAGGTGGGATGCTGTGGATAAAATCAAGAACAGAGTCAGAGTATAATTGGGTAACAGATTCGGAGAGGACGTTATCGGATGCTTTAGCAACAAACGATACAACCCCCCTGTTAGAATACACCAATAGGGTCACTGGGTATACGTCAAGCGGATTCACATTAGGAACACGAGGAGAAGTAAACGCTAATAGTCAAGACTTCGCCTCTTGGACATTCCGCAAAGCCCCTAAGTTCTTCACATGCGTTACATGGACCGGGGATGGTGCTACTGGTAGGAGTATCGGCCACTCCTTAAATTCAAGTGTAGGCACTATCATTGTTAAGAGAACGGACAGTGCTGATTATTGGTTTGTTTATCACAGGTCGATAGGTGCTGGAAACCTGATTCTACTAGACGTAGCAAACGCAGCAAGTGCGCATGCTGCGTGGAATAGCACGGAACCCACCTCAACAGAATTTACTGTTAGCGGGAACGACACCAATCGATCAGGAGCAAGCTACGTTGCCTACATATTCGCCCACAACGATGGTGACGGTGAGTTCGGCCCTGATGGTGACCAAGACATTATTAAGTGTGGTAGCTTTACGGACAGTGGTTCCTCTTCTAGCCCTACGGATGTAAATCTTGGGTTTGAGCCTCAGTGGTTATTGGTTAAAGCTAGTTCCACCTCAAGCGACTGGTATTTGATTGATGTCATGCGTGAGATGTCGGTTAACGATGCTCGGTACTTGCGTCCCAATTTAAGTAATGCTGAGACAAACTTTAGTGTAGGGTATTTCAAGCCAACTCCTACGGGTTTCCAATTTCGTGGAGACTTCTTTGGCGCTGGGGAAGAGGCAATCTACATCGCCATCCGCCGTGGCCCTCTTGCTCCACCTGAAGATGCGACTGAGGTGTTTGATGTAGTTAATGGTGGGCCAGATCATAATAGTGTGCCATTTCCTACTGACTTTGTAATAACTACTACGCAAGGAGTAGGTTCAGATAATTGGACTTTGACTAGGTTGTCTGGCGACAGATACATGAGATTGAATGGTACTGATGCTGAAGGAAGCTACAACTTTCAAAACATCTTTGCAGATATGTCAGGGACAGATTGGACATCGGTATGGTGGAATCCTTCTGCTACAAATACAGTAGGTTGGCATTGGAAACGTGCCCCCGGCTTCTGCGATGTTGTTTGTTGGTCGGGGGATGGAACAGGCAGCGCAAGAATAATTCCGCATAATCTAACAGTTGAGCCAGAAATAATTATTTCCAAACAGAGAAATGGCACATCAGGTTGGTCTGTTTATGTTAAAGATTTATGGACTAGCGGTAGCTACTTATCAATGGAGTTAACTACAAGCGCAGCGGCAAGCAGCAATGGATCAATACCGAACTCGTCTGTCCATAGATACCCTTTCAGAACGGGTGATGCAAATGCAGGAGATAATATTACAAACTTTTGTGCTCAAGGATTAAATAACTCTGGCGAAACCTACATAGCCTATCTTTTCAGTACCTTAGATGGTATATCGAAGGTGGGGAGCTACACGGGTAATGGCTCAAGTCAGACTATCGACTGTGGCTTTACGTCAGGTGCTAGGTTTATTCTGATTAAGAAATCTTCTGGCACTGGATCATGGGTTGTTCACGACGCAGAAAGAGGCATTGTTTCAGGCAATGATCCGACCTTGTTGCTAAACAGTACATCGGCAGAGATCACCACCATAGACCCTGTTGACCCAGACTCAACGGGCTTCATAGTCAATAACTATGGTGATTGGAATAGCTCTGGTGAAACCTACATCTTCTACGCAATTGCATAAGCTACGCAACGTCCTAACGGACTAAATCAACAGCATCACGAAAGGATCACTCTGATGGCTGAATATCGACACACACAAACAGGCGAAGTTAAGACCCAAGGTCAATGGCGGAGCCACTACAGCAACGTATCTTTGCCTCGTGTATGGAAGCAAGCAACACTGGATGGCCTCAACTTAGAGGCTGTCCTAGCTTCACCAGCGGCTACAACTACACAGTATCAGAACTCTGTGCGTGATGGCGTAGTACAGGACGCTAACGGCAACTGGGTGGAGAACTACGTTGCCCGTGATATGTTTGCTGACACCACAGAAACAGATGACGATGGCAACGTGGTGACTACTACAAAGGCGCAACACGAAGCTGCGTATCAGGCTGGTCTTGATGCCAAGGTAGCTGAAAGCAACCGCACGTCACGCAACAAGCTACTTGATACCAGCGACTGGACACAGATGAACGACAGTCCACTGAGCAATGAACTCAAGACAGCATGGGCAACCTTCCGACAAGAGCTGCGTGGTTTGACTGATGTGGACGCATGGCCCAACTTGGCTGAAGATGACTGGCCTGTAGCTCCCTAATGGCAAAAGAGGACGGTTGGCACATCTCCAAAAGTGTCCCCGCAACTCTCCTACTTGGCCTCATAACACAAGCAGCTGCAATCGTCTGGACAGTCAGTATGATGATGGCAGACATCCAGCAGAACACTGAGAAGCTCATGAACTTTAGTGAGCGTGTGAACAAAGTCGAAGTCATGGTGCAGTCCCAAGCTGTCTCCATGGCCCGCATAGACACCAACATCGAGCACATCCGAGGCGCTGTCGAGAAGATGGCTGCTGACTAAAGAAGAAAGGGGCGGCTATGGTTGATCCTCTAACCGCCTTTGCAGCAGTCAAGGGCGGCATAACTGCTGGCAAACAGCTCTACTCAATGACCAAAGAAATAACTGCGTTCTTCGATGCAGTAGACGGTGCAAACCAGAAGCATCAAAAGAAGAAGTCCTCGATCTTTGCTAGTGCCAACGAAGAAGCACTCAACACCTTCCTCGACAAACAAAAAGCTGCTGATGCTGAAGAGCAATTGCGTGAACTAATCACCAACACCCGAGGCATCAGCGCCTACAAACAGCTCCAGGCTATCCGAAGAGAGATACGCATGGAGCGCAAAGAAGACCAGCGTCTAGCTTTGATTAAAGCAGAAGAGATGAGGGAGAATGTACTTAGTGCTCTTCTGATTGCTGGCTTTCTTCTGCTGTGTTTGGGCTCTGGTGGTGGTTACCTCTGGCACCTTGGCTTCATCAAGTTCTGACAAGGAATAAACAATATGACAATCGCAATGGAGCGGGTGTTAGCTTGGAAGCTAATGCCCCGCCTAATGATGCTCGTGATGACGATCATGTATATACAAGTGTTGCACTGGTTCATGGAACTGTCCCCCGAAGCAATGACCTCTCAGGCAACTGCACTCACTGCAACCGTCACAGGTGCCATGAGTTCATCCTTTATGTTTTGGTTAGGACACGAGAAATGATAGCACAACTAATTGGACCAGTCACAGGTCTTCTTGATAAGTTCGTGGAAGACAAAGACCAGAAGGCAGCTTTAGCCCACGAGATAAGTACGATGGCAGAACGTCATGGTCAGGAGCTGGCACTCGCGCAACTCGCAGTCAACAAAGAGGAAGCTAAGGGCAACTGGTTCCAGTCCTCTTGGCGACCAGCGACTGCTTGGGTGTGTGTCATGGGCATGGCCATCAACTTTATGATCTCACCACTGCTGACACCATGGGACATCAACGTGCCACAGGTGGACACAGCAACCATGATGCCCGTGCTCATGGGCCTCCTTGGCTTAGGCACACTGCGTACATTCGAGCGCACTAAAGGAGTAAGCAAGTGAAAGATAACTTCGAGCAATCCCTCAAGATGATCCTGCACCACGAGGGTGGCTATGTGAACCACCCCAGCGACCCCGGTGGCCGCACGAACCTTGGTGTCACTCAAGCTGTCTATGAGAGCTGGTTAGATCGTCCTGTCACTGAGGATGAGATGAAGTCACTGACAGTGGCAGACGTAACTCCCATCTACAAGCGCAACTATTGGGATAGGGTCAAAGGTGATGACCTGCCAGCTGGTGTAGACTTCGCTGTCTTTGATCTGGCAGTCAACGGAGGCACAGGCCGTGGAGCCCGTATGCTTCAGAAGGTGGTGGGTGTTACACAAGATGGCGGCATTGGTCCTCAGACACTAGGCGCTGTAGGTCGCATGGACGCTGTAGACATCATTGAACAGTACGCAGCACAACGAGAGGCCTTCTACAGACGCCTCAAGACCTTTGATACCTTTGGCCGAGGCTGGCTGCGGCGTAACGAAGAGACGCGCATAGCAGCTATCAAGATGGCTGAGGCATAAGTCAAAAAACACTGATCGACAGAATACTGGCAGGCCAACTCCTGTCAGCTTGAAGAAAGGAAGGTGATCCCATGGTTAATGGAATAGCACTCCCAATCAGCGATCTAATAATAGTTGGATTGTTGTTCGCCATAATGCTCCGTATGAAGTAACGGCGAACTAACTTAGCACTGGTCAGGACCAAACTTCAGTCCCGATCAGTGTTTTTTGGCAGACCTTGTAAATCACACGTTAAAGTGCTATGTGGATATAGGTTACTCCGGTAACAACGGCGCGGCGGAGTAGGAGCTGCTAGACGGAACCGCCCCCGCGCCACCACTTCACAATAGTTTGTCCCAGTCTATGTTGTTATCCATGTCATCTATGGCTGGCACACTGTAGTCCCAAGACATAAGAACTGGGTGGTCACACCAGCGCCGCTGTACCCTCTGCAACCACACCCAGTGGATGCCGTACTTAATGGGATACCAAGCAAACCAACTGTGCCATCTGTTCTTGTCTACCTTAATCCTTGGGTAAATCATTAATGTCTCCAATCTTTGCTAGGTGGGCACCCTCTGGTGCATCTATGGAAGCCACCAAGTCTATCAGTTGGTAGTGGGAGATGATGAGCAATTGGTACTCACCGAACTCTTCAGCGAACTGGCGTATATACACAGTCCCGTCTTCCTCTAAGAACATCTCTACGTCTTCGTGTGCGCCACTCTGGTCAACTGTTACTATCTTTGTGTGGTCTTGCTCGAACTCTACAGTGAACATTCAGTTCTCCTGTCTTTAGTTGGTCAAAGAGGCCCCGAAGGGCCTCTCTAGTTTACTCACAGGTACGCAGGCCAGTGGCTGGATCGTGGTAGCAAGCGCCACCTTCCTTCTCATCCACAAAGGCATCTGGTTCTACCACAGTCTCTATCGCAGCATCTTCGCTTGTAGAGGCATTTAGAATACCAAAGCGCTTACCGCTGGCCCTAAACGTGGTGCATCCAGAGGAGCCCCCGTCATAGGCTTGCATGTAGACATCCTTGAACTGTTCCCAAGTGACATCATCCCCGACATTACAGGTCTTACTACAAGCACTATCGACATACTTGGAGGCAAGGTTGAGCACACGAACATGGTCAAACACCGATAGCGCATCTGCTGCCATACCTTTGACACCAAACTCACGGACACCATAGTCTTCTACTCGCTCTACCCGTGGACCATCGAAGGTCTGGATGGTGCGGTCGTAATAGTGCGAGAACACTGGCTCGATGCCAGAGGACACATTGTCTGCTGAAAGACTAATTGTTCCTGTTGGTGCTACGCTGAGGAGGTGGCTGTTGCGTATGCCATACTCACCAATGTCATTGCGTATGTCGCCGGGCAACGTCTCAGCAAAGCCGCTGTCTAGGAACTTGTGGCTATACAGTGGGAATGGACCCTTCTCTTTGGCCAGATCAATAGACGCACGGTAGCAACCGTCACGAATGGTACGCATGATCTCTTCCATGGTGTCCATGAACTCAGGTGAGCCATACGGGAAGCCCAGCGCCTCAATGGCATTAGCTACACCAGTGACACCCAGCCCCATACGCCGCTTGTCTTTGGCTTCCTTCTCCTGTGCTGGAAGTGGGTAGACTGCACGGTCCACCACGTTATCCATGGCACGGACTACATGCGGAATATCAGCCTTTAGCTTCTCATAGTCGAAGGTTGCTATGTCGCCACTCTGGATGCCGTTGTGCTTGACGTACTTTACGAGATTAAAGCTACCAAGGAGACATGCGCCATTGGGTGGCAGTGGCTGTTCACCAC